CAAGGAATCGTAGGTAAGGGGCTAGTTGGCGGCGCTGCGGCGTCGGCTGGATTCGGCGGCTTGGGGCTCTTGGATTGAGGCTAAAAAAAACCCAGGTGTTTCCACCTGGGCTTTCTGTTAGTCTGTTCCAAGGTGATTTGCCCGAAAGGCTCAACACGCAAGGAAAACCGTAAGCCAGTTTTCTTTACATGAGCCGGGCCGATCGCGTCAAGCGAAAGGTGGCTCCACATGCAATTTCAAGAGCGCGAAAAACTCAATCTCGAAATCCAGATGGAGCGCACGCCTGGCTATACGGGAGCCTGGGCGAAGGTCTGGCGCCGGCTGCGAGCGTGGGAAAATGCCAAGACTGGCTATACGCAGCCAAGCCAGGCGACCATTGCCAGGGATTGTTCCTTGTCACGCAAGACGGTGAACCTGGCGGTAAAAGGGCTGCGCCAGCATGGGTTCATCAAGACGCAGCAGCGCTATGTGCTGCACCGTGATCGCACGCTGTACGGTACGCTGCGCTACTGGGTGGCGAAAGAGCTTGGCCAGGTTGAATGGATCCTCAAGAGGCAGCTTGCAGAGCTGCGGGACAAGCTGTGGACCGGCAAATCAAGGGTTGCCTATCCGGCTGCTCCGAAGCCTTACAAGGCTCCGACGCAGGCGGAAAAGGACGCTGTATATAGGTACTGGCTTGAACAGTTGGGCTGTAACATTGACGTAGCTACACCATCAAGTTCATTACTTAATCCTGATAATCTTATGTCGCCGACACACAAAAAGCCGCCTGACGGCGGCTGATTGAGTGTCGCCAAGGCGACACGAAGGGTTTATACTGAAGAAAGAGGGGCTCTTGAAAAAGAGCGAGGCGGCAACGTGCGGTTCGACAAGCACAAGTTGCAGGCCGAGATTGAGCGTATGCGTTCGAGTGGCGAGATGGCGGCGACGCTGAAGCGCTATCGCGATAGATTTGTCCAATCGCATAGTTTTGACGCGGCCGCGGTCGAGGCGATTACAGCAAAAGATCTGGAGCGTGCGGCCAATCGGCTGAAACTTGCCGACATTGCGGATCAGTCGCGGCTGATGGGCATGGAGGCTCGCGGTGGCGGCGTCGTGCCGCAGATCGATCGCGAGGAAGAAACGTTCGCGGAGGCCGCGGCGCGGCTGCTGAACGAGAGTGCGGTCAGGCGCAGCAGGGAGGGCCGCTGATGCCATTTTCCGGCTTTCAGGATCTCGAGCCGCGGTTTGCACAGTCGCTGCAGGATCTGATTGCGGCGCAGCCTGGCATATCGCCGTTCAGCGGCTTCAGGTCGATCGAGCGGCAGCGGCAGCTGTGGGAGGCCAGCGACAAAAGCGGCCACATGGTGGCGCGGCCTGGTCACAGCCAGCACAATTTCGGGCGCGCGGTGGATCTGCGCTTTAGCGACGATGCGGCACGCGAGTTCGCGCACGCCAACGCGGCCAGTTTCGGGCTGAAGTTCCCGATGTCGTATGAGCCGTGGCACGTCGAGCCGATCGGGGCGCGTTCTGGCGGGCAAGACTATCGCGGGTCGCAGACGCCGAATGTAGCTAGTACGGCGTCTGCGCCGGATGCTGGTACGTTTCCCGGCTTCGATATCTTTGGCGGGCGCGTGCCAGCATCTGGTCTTTACGATGCAGGCGCAATGGCGCCGCCGCCGATGATGCCGCAGACGCCTGAGGGGTGGATGGGTGCGATGATATCGGGGCGCAACCCTCTGAAGCAGATGTTCTACAGCAAGATACTGGGGATGTTGGCGTGACACGACACGATGTTTCACGTGAAACATTTCTGTTAAGAATAGATGAAGATTAACTGAGTATTAACCATGTCTAACAAGGAATTTCCCGATGTAGCGGAGGCACGCGAGAAGGTACTGCGCGATGCGCTGAAGCCGTTCGCGGATGCAGCAGACCTATACGATCCCGACGAGGGCGACGGGAGCATGGCCGATTGGGCAGATGATGGGATCACTATTGGCCATCTGCGCGCAGCCCGCGTCGCCCTTGGTCCTAACGACGTAGAGGGCGACGCGGGAATGGACGCGGTGCAAGAACAACATCGCAAGTGACTGACATGACTTGAGAAAAGGTACTTAAGACAGCATGCCTGACCAATCACCACGCAAGCCCACGATAATTTTTGCCAATCAAAATGAGAACATGCCAAATGGCAACATTAGGTACCTAAGACAGCATGCCTGACCAATCACCACGCAAGCGCTTCGACGATCGCAACGCGCGATCGATGGCGATGATCCGTGAGATGCTCGACAATCACGAGATCGACCAGCGCCTGACGCCTGGCCAGCTGCACGCGGCTGTGGTCGAGAGCCTTGGCTGTGAGCCGATCGTGTTCGTGTGCAATCTCCTGGCCATGGCGATGCACGCCAGGTCGAAGATCACGATCAATCCGTCGGAGGCAGCCAAGATCGGGCTTGCGGTGATGGATAGGCTGTATGGCCCGCCAGACGTGAAGATCAGGAAGCAGCTGCAGAGCGAGGCACAGTTTGAGCTTGAGTTTGCCTGGGCGCGGCCTGAGGGCGAGGTGACAGTGGTAGCGGAGGGTGAGCTATGATTCCGGCATTGATCAATCTGATTTTCTGGCTGCTGATCCTTGGCATCCTGGTGGCACTGGCTGTGTGGGTGCTGGGCCAGCTTGGCCTGCCTGAGCCGATCAGGCGCATCATCTACGTCACGGTCGTTGTGCTGGTCGTGCTGGTCGTGGTGCTGCTGTTGCTGCAGCTCGTTGGCGGTGGCGGGATCGGCCTGCCGAAGCTGGCATGAGAGTTCTGGTAGGATGCGAGTATTCGGGACGCGTGCGCGAGGCTTTCCGGCGCCGCGGACATGATGCCTGGTCGTGTGACCTGCTGCCGGCTGAAGATGGCAGCATGTGGCACGTACAGGGCGACCTGATGCCGCTGCTTGATGAGGAATGGGATCTGGCGATCTTTCACCCGCCATGCACGCATCTGGCGGTGAGCGGGGCGAGACATTTCGCGGACAAGCGCAGGGACGGGCGACAGCAGGCGGCATTGAGCTTTGTGCAGCATCTGATGTCCGTGCCGTATCCGTATGCACTCGAAAATCCGGTATCGATCATCTCGACCGAAATCCGCGAGCCCGACCAGACCATTCAGCCATGGCAGTTCGGGCATGGCGAGACCAAGGCGACCTGTTTGTGGCTGCGCGGGTTGCCCAGGCTGGTTCCAACCAATGTGGTTGATGGCAGGGAGCAGCGGGTGCATCGCATGGCGCCGTCGCCTGACAGGTGGAGAGAGCGCAGCCGCACCTATAGCGGCATTGCGGAAGCGATGGCCGATCAATGGGGCTCGCTGACGGTCAGGCACAATCTGGTGGGCGAGTTCGAGCTTGCATGACCGTCATAAAAGGCCGCGTGAACTTCAAGCCCAAGCCGCACCAATATGCCGTGATGACGGACCAGCACAGGCACCGCTGTGCCGTGATGCACAGACGCGCCGGCAAGACGGTGATGGCGATCTTTGACGGCGTTGAGACGATGCTGGCTTGCAAGCTGCCATATCCACGTGTCGCCTACATCGCACCGTATCTCAAGCAGGCACGCAAGCTGGCGTGGGACTATTTGGCGACGACCTGCAATGATCCCCGCTACTTCGACGTCAACAAGAGCGACCTGGAGGTGACGTTTAAGCTCAATGGCGGCAAGTTCATGCTGCTTGGCGCCGACGATGGTGGCGTGAAGCTGCGCGGCATCTACCTGGACAAGGTGATCGTTGACGAGCTTGCCGACTGCGATCCGCGGCTATGGTCGAGCGTGCTGCGCCCATGCCTGGCCGATCGCAAGGGGCGTGCGCTGTTGATGGGAACGCCGCGGGGCAGGATGAACCTGCTGCATGACCTGTCAAAGACCAGTCCTGATGATCCCGACTGGTCCTATCACCAATATGATTGCACGCAGACGGATATGGTGTCGCCTGAAGAAATCGAGGCGATGCGGCGCGATCCCAACATGCCCGAAGCGATGTTCGAGCAAGAGATGATGTGCAGTTTCAACGCTGCCTTGCTTGGCGCGATCTACGGCCGCGAGATGAATGCGCTACAGAGCGAGCGACGCTATACGACGGTCAATTTTGACGCGACGCTGCCTGTGATGACCAGCTGGGACCTTGGCTGGCAGGACGCCTGCGCCATCATATACTGGCAGCGCGTGGGCACGGAGCTGCGGGTGATCTGCGCTGAGGAATACACGCTGACCGCTCTGCCGGTCATCTGTGCGGCTGTGCGTGCCAAGCCGTGGGCATCCAACTACGTCGCGCACTATGGCCCGCACGATATCGCGGTCCATGAGCTTGGATCGGGCAAGTCGCGCTGGCAAATCGCCCAGGATGCCGGCATTGAATTCGAGCCGACGGTGAACTGGCCGGTTGAGGATGGCATTGAAGCGGTGCGGGCGATCCTGCCGCATATGTGGATATCCACAGACCAGGCCGATAGGTTGTTGGAAAGCCTGTGCAACTACCGTTTTGTGTTTGACGACGAACACAGGACGTTTAAGACTAAAGCCCTTCACGACTGGACGTCCCACATGGCCGACGCCGCCCGCATGTTTGCGGTGGCGAACGATCCTGCGCTGGTATCGCGCGAACTGCCTGTTCGCGGGTTCTCTCGTAGGCGAGGCCATGAGGGAAACCAGCGGTGGTTGCTGTAGCGTCATACGATCCCGACATCGTCGCCAGGCTACGGCAGCGCATAGAACAAGCAATCGACGCACAGCAGGACAAGGCCAGGCAGCGCGCACGCGCCTGGCAGCAATTCAGCGGCGGCCCGACCGGCACTGAGCAGGACGGCCGTAGCCAGGTGCAGTCGGGCGATGTCAATTCGATGATCACCGCGGTTTGCGCGCAGATGGTCATCTCTTTCTCGACAGACACGGTTGTCTCGTTTGCGGCCAACAATGCCGAGGACGAACAGAGCGCCAAGGCTGAGAGCCGCGCGGTCAACAAGGTGCTGATTGAGGACAATGGCGGCTTTAGGCGCATCCTGGAGGGCGTGCAGAACGCTCTGATGTATCGCACCGGCTACATCAAGTGTTGGTGGCTGGTCGATAAGAATACGTACACGGTGAGTTTCGACAACGTCGAGGAAGCGGACCTGCCCCTCCTGGCGGAGAGCGAGCCGGGCAAAGAGCGGCGCCTGATCAGCTATGACAAGGACAAGCTCACTGCCCGGCTCGAAGTCACGGAATCATCCAACAGGCTGACCGTGCGGGCCGTAGCTAATGAACGGTTCTTTATCGATCCTGACTTTGAAGATCAGGAGTTGGACGGGTGTCTGCTGTGCGGTGAAGTGCATTACCGTACGCGTGATGAACTCTCGCGCATGGGCGTCGATTGGGAGATCGTGAAAGAGTTGCCGGCTGTTCAGAAGGGTGTCGGCAATGAAACACAGACGCGCCGGATGCAGCAGAGTGGACTTGTAGAACCCCTGGTTTTTCAGGGTGAGTTGGTGCGTGTCTATGAGGCTTATGCGCGTCTTACGTTCGATGATGATGACGACCGGACGTATCTCTACAAGTGCTGGATAGGGGATGCCACGGCGCGAAATCCTGGTTGGCTGCTTGATCCGGAACCAGTGTCCAGGATCCCGTACGCGTGCGGCACGTCGTTTCCTGTAGCTAATCGGCATGACGGCGAATCCCTCGCTGAGAAGCTCTACCAGGTGCAGGCTGGCAAGACCGAGCTGCTCAGGCAATGGATCGACAACATCCAGAACTGCTCATTCGGTCGCCATGCGGCGTTGCTTGGACAGGTGATCGACGCTGACATCGTAACGCCGAAGCCTGGCGGTGTCATTCGCGTCAAATCGGCGACGGCATTGACGCCATTGCCGGTGATCGACGTCGGCCCTTCGATCAAGATGGGCCTGGAAGAATTCGACAAGATGCGTTCGGAGAAGGGCGGCGCGTCTCTCGACATGGTTGGCGCCGAAATGCAGATCGCGTCGGATTCCGCGCACGGAACGGAACGCGTTTATGCTGCCAAAGAAATCCTGGTCGGCTACATGGCCCGAAACCTGGCCGAAGGGATGGTGCGGCGTCTTTTTCTGCTGGGTCATGCCGAGCTGCGCGATGGCGACGGCGGGCCGATCGAGATGAAGGTTGGCGAGCAGTGGGTGCAGGCCGATCCGCAGCAATGGCCGGCCAGGACGCATTGCAACGTCAACGTGGCGCCGTCGTTTGGCGAGCGCATGCTGCAGGCCAACACGCTGTTTCAGGCGATCGGGCTCTATCAGGCTGCCATGCAGGGCGGCCTCGAAGGCGAACTGGTCTCTAAGCCCGGCCTGTACAAGCTGACCACGGACTGGCTGCGGCTCAACCTGATTGACGATCCTGAGAGCTATTTCACGGACCCGACGTCGCCTGGCGCGCAGCAGGCGGCGCAGCAGAAGCAGCAGGCGCAGCAGGCCGCGGCCGAAGCGCAGAAGGAATTGCTGGCTATTCCTGAGCAGATCAAGGCCATGCAGGAAAAGTACAAGTC